TTAAGAAGATAATTTCCTGAAGTGTCTTTCATTTTTTCTAAGACACTAAATAGTGATTGACTAACAACCATAGATACATTGCGCTCTGGATTGATTAAAGAAACAATAGATTTCAAGTCGTCGATACTTGTAGCAGTCTGCACTTTCGCAGTTTGGAGAATTTTCCCAATCTCTTTATTTCGTGTTCTACGTTTTAATTTAATAATCTTCTTACCAAGAAAATCCGTTAAATTATATTGGCCATCATCTAATTGTTCCTGTGAAAAATCAAGTTTTCCACTGAATAATTTAACTAAGTAATCAACGCTGATAGTTTTCTTTTTATCTGTTTCTGTTCTCTCAACCGAATTTTCGCTAAATTCTTGTAATGAATCAGATTCAAAGTCAGTTACTTCATACTTCCCACCACGGGTACGAGTCTCAATAACATTTACTAGATCAACCAATTCTTTACGTTGATGTTCATCTTCGTAACTATCAAGGATTGGTTTTTCAATGAGTACATGATTATTTTCTACGTTCATCCCTCTAGTGTTATAACCTGTACTTCGGATATAAGCTTCTAGATTTTCTTTTTGTTTAGCTAAGTTATTTGTCATTTTTTTGCTCCTTCATCTTTTAATATCTGATTTTTGTTTATAATTTTTTCTAAAATTCTTTGCTTTTAGCTTTTCTTTTAGAACTCTCCAAGCCTTTAGAATTATTTTTTCTAGATTTTGATTTGTCTTGTTTGTTAGCATATTTTTCTAGTATTTCTTGTTTCCGTTGTTCTAAGCTATCATCTTCTTTTTTACACTGAGAAAAGATTTTCTGTCTTTTATCTGGATCCATAGAAAACTTATTGGCTACTACATACCCTAAAGAAGTATCTCCTGACATCTCCCTCACCCCCTTTCTATGCAAACAAAAAGGGACATACCACTGGCATTATATGCTTACGGTATGTCCCTGAGTTGTTCTCAATAGACTTATTTTTTAGTTTCTTTTTTGACTAGATGAGTAAATTTCCCATCTGAATAGAATAAAGTAATTTCTCCAAAACTTGGAACTTTTTCTATCTCTATTATACCACATTTTTCGTAGACAACAAAGCCTTTTTCTGTTGCAAATCGCATTTTATCATCATTCATTGATATTCTCCCCTCACTGTGTTTATAGTGTATCTCTTATCTTTGATTGTAAAAGCCTTGAAAGTGTTCCCTTCTAAACCTTTCAAAATTCTACTTGAATTTCTAGCATTGTATACCGTCCGCAGTTCACTACTATCTAGGTTCGTGTTGAAAATCGTAGTTTCTCGATTATTGATAATATCAAACAAGAAATCCTGTTCCCAATCGCTCTTAGGTGTTACCGTCCCATTTTTTGCCCCTAGGTCATCGATGATTAGAAAATCAACATCAACTAGCTTTTTAACCGCCTCATACTCTGTTAAGTTTGCATTTCTTCCATAAGCCCAGCCTTCTTTTATCTGCTTGATAATCTCGGTTAAGCTAACAAACAAAACACTCTTAGGCTCGTTCTTCTCCCTGAAACTTTCATTGATTTCTTTAGCAAGTGCAAGAGATAAATGACTTTTCCCTATCCCTGTGCTACCACTAATTAAAGTATTTCCCGTCATACCTGCAAGGTACTTCTGGGCTTGCCCCTTTACAAACTCTAACATCTGACCTTCCTCTGTCGTCTTAACAAAGAAATTATCAAATGTCGCTCCCTTCAACTCATTAGGGATCGTGCTATCACGCATTAAGACATCATAAGTTTTAAAGTAAGCCTGTCTGTCCTCGAACTGCTGTAATAGGTCTTTCTCTTTTTGTTTAATCTCTCCCTTTACACACTCCGGGCAAAATGCTTGTACTTTTCTTTCTGAACTCCCTAACACTGGTACAGAAATTTCCCAGTAATTTACCTGATGAATATCGCAAACTTTATCCGATATTTTTCTGTTATTAAATTCTTTAAATTGTTCCTTCATCCTTGCAACTCCTAAAATGGTAGATCTGGAAAGTTGTCTTCGGACTTCCCTTTTATGGTTTTAGGCTTTTGATTCAAATAACCGTCAAACTTAGTTCCGAAAAGTGTTTCTGGTCTCAGATATTTAGAAAATTCAGGACTATCCTTCCATTCTGCCGTTTTAATATCTATCACCTGTTTAAAATCTTCAAGTGTATAGCCTTCTTTGAATCGTGCTAGTAAAAGCCTTTTTGTCTTATCAACAAACTTATACCTCTTATTAGCTACTTGATTCAGATAAACAATAGGAATCCAAAGTTCTTTATGTTTTGTTTTCTCTAAATCTTTTATAGCTGTTTCTTCAAGCCAAGTAGGAAAAGTGAAAGATGAGCTTTGCTCATTAGGCGAGGTTACCTCGACTATATACTCTTTATTTATATCTAATTTTAAATCTTGCTCTAACTCTTTCTCTTTATCTATCTCTTTCTCTGTCTTACATGTAGATAACGTTGTAAAATCATTAGATAACAATGTAAGATTTTTTTCTTTCTCTTGTTGCTCTTTGCGGTAGTTTCTCATATATGCGGCGTGGTTTGTTTCTTGTTGTACCAAAGCTTTTGCTTGTGTTAACTCGGCATTTTTATCTTCATCAATCTGAATCAGGCCACATTGCGTAAAATAAGCTATAGTCATAGATATATCATCTTCAGAAACATCTAATTTCAAGGCCAGTTCTTCTTTTAAGGTTTCAAAGTACCCTTCGTAATACAGAATACAATCACTTTCAAGACTTTCTAACATCATGCGCATATAGATCACTGTCATGGTATAGCCACCAGGCATACTTTTTAGTCGCTTAATAAATAGGTTGTCAAAAAATTTCTTATCAATTTTCAACCAAAAATATACTTTAGTCTTTGCCATCATCTACCCCCAGGAACTTTAAAACGTCTGAGATTTTATAATACGCTTTTCTAGTATCTTCAATAGGCGGTATATACTGTGGTAGTCCCGCACCTTCCCATTTTATCAAGGTTTTATCTCCTATGCCCAGTTCTTCCTTTAGTTCCACCTTGCTGATCAAATCTAATCTTTTTTGAGGTACTTTCTCATGGCTTTTTAAATACCGTTCCACTGCTTCCAAAATCTTAGACTTTAAATCTTCAATCATTTTTTCAAACATCTTAGTACCCCCATGGCTTAACCCCTGCAAGCTGAATATATCGCCCATAATCAGGGCTTAACTCCTCGCTAGTCGTTTCTATCGTCTGTGTACTTTCTCGCTCGATTTGGGCGCTTTTTTTGCGGTCTCGGCGGTTTAGATAAAGTAGTAGGCCGAGCAGTAGCAAAGTAAAGACAATAGACTGCGTATTGCTTAATTCTAGTTCATTCATGCTATGCCCTCGCTTTGTAATTCTTGATATAATTTACTTGATAGCTTCGCTCCATCTTCAGAAAGTCATACGCCTCTTCTGGAGTTACTTTATCATCTAAAAAGTCAATGATGAACTGAAAAAGGTTCGGATTTCTATCCTTGATTTTAGTCATTAGCTTATCAAATTCTGCTTGTGTCATGTTATCTAGGTCTAGAGTCATTGCATTGCCTCCTCAAACTTCTCTATAAGACAACCTTTATTTACTTTTTGAGTTCCATTTTTAGAGTTAAAAAGAATTTCTTTTAAGGTTATAGTAGCCTCTAAATACTCCTTTTCAGCATGTTCTATATACGCCTGTTGCTCTGCTTCGTTGTCAAAAAAGTGCTTAGCTTGCCGTTTAAAGAAAGCTTGTCGCATAGCATCTATTTCAAAAATACCAGGGTGGAAAAACATTCCAGTAGTGCTTTTGGAAATGACTTCGATTTTATGACTTTCATTCAATTCAGGAAGTTCAATCCAAAGTAAACGATGTAAGTTTTCTTTGATAGCTTTTAATTGTCCTGATAAGAGCCCTATTCTCAAAAAATCATTGTTTTCGTCTGCTTGGTGTAATTCCATACTAATTCTATCCAAGCTTTTAGCGATAATATCGTATGTTGTGTCTGTCATAGTCTATTTTCCTTTTTTCATGCCTTTTCCTATACTTAATTATCACCACTCCAAACGCTGGGCGATTGCCCCAAGTTGGTGAACGCTTGTAGCGGTGTTTCGTGAGTAATTACCCATCTTTCAGCTAAACAAGGTCTTAGAATCACCCTGTCAGCACTTGATTTTCAAAACCTTTTCTAATTGCTTGCCTGCTCTTCGGTTTTTCTTTAAGTATTTGATAGAATATATATTTTTTGATATAATCAAAGCATAGAAAAAATTTCTATACTCTGAATTGTGTCGCTTGCTCGCCTTGGCCAAAATTTGAGCAAGTGATTTTTTTATTTTCTTTTTGCATAATTACTACCTGACTTTGGTTTATAAAGCAAGTCTTTACTTTCGATAAGATCTAGAATCCAACTGATTCCCTGTTCTACTGTTTCAAGAAATGCGCCCAGGTCTTCACTGTCCAAGTTCTCGTAGTTCATACAAAGATATTCAGCTAGTTGTCTGTCTTTCTCAACTAGCTTTTTAAAATCCTTGGAATACTTGGGAATTTCTAACCCCTTGGCATTTGTAACTGTCTTAAAATCATTTTCCATTTTCTATACTCCTACACTTTAAAAACAAGGTTCTTAATTTCTGAATAACCCATATTCAAATTGATTAGGGCTATTGCCATGTCTTCCAAACGTTGGTAGTTTGCCAGTTCTACACTTGTCAAGCCATCAATGCCGTTCTTACTCTCTCGCTCCTTCATGAGTTGCGTTTTATTCTTCCCTGTCACTCCCTTCAGTAGTAAGTTTGTCAGGGTACTATAGGCATGCTTAGGGGCTTTCTCCCATGTTTGAATAGCTTCAGTTAAACTTTTGCGCTTTGGTTTTTCCAATTCTCTCTGTAGTTGTCGCTTAGAAAGTTCGTCGCGCATTTCAAAGAATGCTTTAACAAGGTTTGTCTTGAAGTCAATAACTTGCGGTGTGTTGTCTAAGTAAGTTATTAGTAGTGTAGCTTGTTGCTCATTTAAACGATAGACTTTTTTAGGTCGTCCTTTTCCGTCTAATTTATGGATTTCAAATCCATAAAATCCAAACGCCGTAAATCGCTCTTTGTGATTTCTTAGTAGACGTGTTACAGTGTGGTGCTGTACTCCAGCACATTCAGCGATGATTTCGCTTGTAGTATACGGCTCTTTCTTGCCGTCCATGTAAACCAATTCCATTAGTTCGCTCCTTTCTAATAGTCTTCTAAAAGCCACTCTATCACACTTTCGTAAATGCGTTTAGGTGCATCGTAGTTGCCAGCTTCAATCTTTACTAGAGTGGGAGGTGTAATTTTCAGCCTCTTGGCTAACTGAACTTTCCCTAACTGAAGTTCTCCTCGTTTTCGACGAACTTTTTTCGCATGTTCTATAGTTAACAACATTATCAACTCACTCCTTTCTAAAAAATCTTTATTTTGACGAAAGTTTTTTCATCACATTTTGAATTATAAACGAATTTTTTTTCGTTGTCAAGCGATAAATGAAATTTTTTTCGTCTATGATTTTATTTTTTCTCTCTACTATGTTATACTCTAGATAAACGTATAAGAGGATAACTAATGGAAAAACAAACACCTAAAAATAATCTAAAAAAACTTAGAATAGAAAAAGGATTCTCCCAAAAAGAATTTTACGAAGATATTATAAAAAAAGAACTAGGTTTGGATATTACTTTACGAACTTATCAAAATTGGGAAAATTCAAGTAATGAAATCAAATCAAAACCTGCTCTACTACTTGCTGAATATTTCAGGGTAAATGTTGGATATCTTTTAGGGGACGACGAAAGAAGAACTAACTATCTGTCTTCGACTATAGAGAAATATGGAGATAACATGGATTCCCCTGCGGACTTCGCAGGATATGGTTTATTAGCGCTAACTCGTGGTGAAAAAGTAAGAGATACTGTGATTGAAAACCTTAGAGAAATCACCGATTATTATGGTCATAAAAGGTTTTCTAAGGAAGAGTTTAAAAATTGGAGTCAAGAGAAAAAAGACTTTATGATAAAAGAAATGCAAGACTATGCTGATACAAATATCGGAAGATTTCTTGCAGGCCTAATGACATTTCCTGATAAAACTAAAATTACTATTATCGATTTCTTGTCCCTAGATAAGAGTGATAGAGAAGCACTTAGTACAATAATTTCCTCATTAGCTGATAATCCTGTTCTTCATAAAGATTATGATGACTAATATAAAATTACTAGACACTATATAAGTCCCATAATCGCTTTATTTTCTTATCTGGTACATTTTTACAGTCCATCCTCTTAAAATCGAAAATAGAGAGGTTCTTGTAGCTCCTCGCATGGAAGTTTTTGACACTGTAAAACAAGAAGGTAGTTTTTCCACTGCTTCTGGAGCAAATGGACTACACTACGTTGTCCTCCAGGTAACTTTGAAAGAAAAGTTTTTCGGTACTGGATCAGGAAAACTTACAGAATTAGAAGATGTTATCAATAAACAAGCATCAAAAGGTTATCGCCTGCATACCATCACAACCGCCAATGGTGGAAGCAAAGGACTAGGTGGTGGTGACCG